TGCCAGAGATCACGAAAAATAAAGTTTCGATAGATACCAAGACAAAAGAGCCCGATGTCTATGGTGATTCCATTGTAACCGATGGAGGGTTTGAAGAAAGGCTCGAAGTCCCGCAAGGTTGGATGCCTTCGCCTTTTGCTTTGTCGAAATCACCATCCAAGACGACAGATTCAGTCAGCGGCTATGCCTATGAGTTCAATGGGGCTCAAGGGCTGGATCTGCTCGGCTGGAGCGTTGGAATGATTGAGGATGTTTCGGTCGTTGGCGGTGAGGATTACAAGATGAAGGTCACGGCCAAGCGCCCGGAGGCTGGAGGGACATTTGGCTTTATGGTCATGGGTGAGGATTGGCTTGAAAGAACTATATTCTATGCGTTTTCAGGTGATGATGCTGGCTCATTCGCCTTGCCAAGCCCTGAGCTAATAGAAAACAATCAGTTTGATAATTGGACTGATGGCAGCCCTGATGGATTTGTAAAGTATCAAGGCTCTTTTTCTACCGCTACGGCTGACGCTGATGCTGCAGAGCATGGCGACTATGCCGTGAAATTCGTTTGTTATAGTTCAAACGATTATGCGGCAATCGAAAAAACGGTATCTGATCTAAGTGAAGACACTAGATATCGTTTGAAAGTAATGGCAAAAGGCGACTCTGGCGGCGAGGAAATTTATTTTTACGCTTTGAATCTAGACAAAAGCAAGGTCTGGAATAATAACAGCAAAGAATGGGAGAACTTCAGCCTTGCCGACATTCGGGAAGGGCAAGTTAGAACGGCCAATCTTGGGACGGAATACGAAATTTTTGATTTAAGCGTCGATTATGCGTTCCCCGGCGATGGCGCAATAAAGATGATTGTAACGGGGCCAAAGGCAGCGGCAACTGCTTATGTTGACGCCGTATCAATAACGAAAGCCGACCCCGTCACATTGGAATCTGAGTTTCAAGATTTTGTGTATTACTTTGATTCCCTGACGACTTCATATGCCGAATATGAATCTGATGCAGTAGCTATCCCGGTTGGACTTGAAGAAGTTGAAGTTCTTTTTGCCTCTAATTATAGCGGCGTGAAGATCGACAATGCTTCATTCAGCATAGATGGGATAGGCGACAACGAACTTCCGAACGGAGATTTTGCAAACTGGGAATATGCAATAAATACAAACAACGACGTTAAGAATTATGACCTGTTTAGATATTGGTTCCCGTACAATTTCGAGGGAGGGCAGGGCGGCAGCTTTGACGGCAGAGCCAAGATCCTCGCAGATACAAGCAGGGCAAGCGAAGGATCTGTTTGCCTGAAAATGTGGTCGTCGCCAGCAACGGAAAGTGACGAAGAATCTCTAGGAATGGTATTTTCAGAGCCGATGACAGGACTTAGCGGCGATGTCGCTGTCACGATAGACGGAAGCAACGAAGCTGGGCTTGGCACGGTTGGCTTTTACCTAGCATTTAACGGCAATCCTGTTTTTGGAACGGCGACCAAGTGTTTCGATTTTTTAAATGAAGCTTGGGTTGATTTTAATGGGTTTAATAACATTCAAACTTATTATCTGGGCACGATAGAACTTACAGCCGAGATGGAGACAAAAGACCTCGGCGTCATCTCCGCGCCAGAAAACGGAACCATTGTCATTTGTCTAGTGTCTGGAATGGGTGGCGGATACTATCCTCAGATGTTGCAAAACCCGACATTCGAGGATGTAGATGGAACCGACATCGAGAACTGGGAAAAGGGCGGATCGTGCGCAATTCTCGGAAATCAGGACTCATCGTATTTTGAAAGCGAGCCATCTGTCGCGCAAAAGGTTTTGACTGCGGAAGCAACTGGCGATTTGCAAAGTGGATATATAGAACAGGTCATCGATGGCGTTCCCGGGATCGAATACACGCTGAATATATCAGGCGGAGCAAACTCTAATGCGGATATTATTCGCATAATTCTCGATGGGCCAAGCGATGAAGCGTCGCAGTATTATGATGTTGGAAATGGATCTTGGCTCCAATATCCCGGCACTCCGGGGCTAGAATATGGCGTTGAGGTAAGTGGGGATCTGACCGTGCTGACGGGAGATGGGCCGCTTGAGATTTCGTCATATTCCGAAGCCGAGATCCCGATGCCGAGAAGCGGAAGAATGTCTGTTTATCTGCTTTTTGTAGGGCCGAACGGATCATATTCCGAACTGACTTCGGTGACTTTGACCGCTGATGATAAACACAGCGAGCCAGTATATTACGACAACTTGGAGATCCAGCCAGTAACATACGCCCCGGCATATGATGGTCATTCGGTCGTAACAGATTCAGATGTTGATGACCTGAACGAAAACGACACGATCTTAGAGTATGAAGCAAAAGACGGATTCAAACTTTTAAGGCTGAATGGCGAAGGTGAATTTGAAACTGATCGCGACGAGTTTGACTTCTCAAATAAGCCGATGCTTGTGGCTGGTCATTCAGAAATTGAAAGCTACGACAACAGCAGCAAAAACGAATTGTCCCTTAATGGAACAAGCGGAATCAAGCTTTTACTTGCCAGCGATCCAATAGATATCAATTCCAACGAGCTCGATGAGCCTGTCAAATTAATGGACGCGCCGCATCGTGGGGCATATTTAATTACGGATATTCTTATAATTACCAAGTCCGTTGAAAATTATGATCCAGAAGTCGTTCCGCCCCCATCGCCTCCATATTTTTCTTTCGTGCAGGGATCTAATTTTAACGAGGTGGTTAGGCTTTCAATCCCATCAACAGCAGAAAACGGCATTACAAAATCTTCATTAACTCCGAACTTGGTACGAAGTGATCTTTATATTCAAGGCGGATACAGGCAGCCAGCGGCATCTGAATTTTTGGTTCAATATCTTATTTTCGGGATTCATTTACCTGATTACGTTTATGAATAACTGAGAGGGGCCGTCCTTAACCCAGAGAGGGGTTAAGGAGGCTGAGATGGAAAAGATCGTGAGCTGTGGATGGAGAACTTACGGTCACAGAACGGTTTGGATGTGTACGGCAGATCAACCAGCTTGGTATGAAAAGGTGGACTTGTTTGACGCTTCTTGGAACTCGGCTTTGTGTATAGCGTCGATATCGGTTGGAAACCCTGTCGGTTGCTTGAGCTATGCAAAATGGTTTGTCACATCCTTGAAGGACGTAATTAAGTAGCTCTGAGAGGGGGCTACAATTGAGCGGGCCTATTTAAAAAAAATGGCCCTCTCCGCCGCTTGGTGGGGGACGCCTCGCCTTTCGGCGTTTCAAGTTATTAAAACTTTACCGATTAAAATCGGGAACGGAGGCTAAGATGAAGAGATTGGCTGTTGCGGTTGTGTGTGCGATCATGGCGATCGCGGCTGTATCCCACGCTCAGACATACGCTGGGGATCAGAAGTTTTTGAGAAACGTCGAAATAGGCAGATCGCTGACCGTAAATGGCGCGACATCGATGGGCGCTGCTCTTTCCGTGGATACGATCTCGGAAAAGACATCTGCCGCAGGCGTAACGATTGACGGCGTTAAGCTGAAAGACGGTGGCGCTCTCGCGATAACAGGCGGGACAAATACTTACAACATCACGAACGGAACCGCCGTTTTAGATGTAGCGTCAGGGGCTTCCGTAGATATCAACGACGATTTAACAGTCAGCGCGGCATCCACAATCAATCAGGATGTTTCGACAGATGCCAGCCCGACATTTGCTGGCGGTGATTTCTCCGATGGTAACATAACGAACGTCGGGGATATCGATGTCGATAGCATAAGCGCAGACGGAACGACTGTTGACTATAATGACGTGAACATCTTGGAACTTGTTCAGGAAGATGTCGGCGCTACCTGTACGCTCGGACAGATCCGCTTTGATACTGGCGGAGGAACAAAAGAGCTTTGCTATTGCGAAGCTGAAAACACTTGGGCTTGTGCTGCTCTCGCTGCTGGCCCAACAGACTAAGCAATATCCGAAATTGATGAGAATCACGAGACCCGCCTTGAGCGGGTTTTTTTGTGACCGGAGATGATCTCCGAGAGGGCGCGGCGTCCTTTTAAAGCCGAAGGCAACCGGAGCCTAAATCCGAGAGGGCGACCCGGCCCTCCAAAACGGAGGAAAGTCATGGAACTCACGAAAGAACAGATGGAACAGCTTCAGAAGGATCTCGATGCGGCAAAGGCCAAGATCGCCGAGCTTGAAAAGGCAAAAGGCGACGATGCTGGCAACGTAGATGCAGCGAAGGCCCGCAAGAAGATCGAAGCTCTGGAAAAGGATCTTAAAGAGAAAGCCGAAAAGCTCGAGGCTTACGAGAAGGAAAAGTCCGAAAGCGAAAAGGCGAAGCTCTCCGAGGTCGAACGTCTGAAAGCTGAAAAGGCTGAGGCCGAGGCAAAGGCGCAAGCCGCTGCCGATACGCTGGCAAAAACCCTGCGCGAGAACGCCTTCGGATATGCGGCGCTTCAAGCCGGATGCTCGAACGTATCCGACGCAATAAAGCTCGCAGACCTCTCCGAGTTCAACGCTGAAGATCCAGAATCAGCGAAAGCCTTCATCGAAGGCTTCAAGAAAACGAAGCCCTATCTGTTCAGTCAGGTGAAGCAGGCGCAAGTCGGCACGACCGGGAAAGAGGCCCAGCCCGGAGATGAGAAAAAAGGGCAGGAGTTAGAACAAAAACTAAAAGAGGCAAAAGACAAGGGCGACCCGCTAGCCGCTCTCAAAGCCCTGTCATAGCGCCCCAGAAAGGAACTAAATCATGTTTTCAGCAGGAGCACTTAGCTATTCATTTGCAGATCAGGTGAGAGATGTTCAGCCTGTGGTTGATATCATCCTCGCGAACTCTCCGACGCTGTTCGCCCTTATAGGCGACGGCCCGGATGCCAAAAGCACGAAGCACGAATACCTTCAGGATGAGCTTTCGCCGTACAGCGACACCGTCGCAGCGACTTTCGAGACCGGACACACCACTTTGAAAGTGGCAGACGGCACGAAGTTCGAGATCAACGACATCCTCGGCTTTGAAGCTGCGGCAGGCGCGGCTTTTCTCGAACAGGTTCGCGTCACCAACATCGTCGGAAACGACCTGACAGTGACAAGGCAGTATAACAGCCAAGCTAAAGTAGAAGTTGCGATCAGCGACATCGTGAAGGTTGTTCAGCGTCCGTGGTTGGAAAACGTAGTCGGTGGAAACGACGAAGCGCAGGATCGCGTCGATGCTCACAATTACACGCAGATTTTCACAAAGTTTGCGACCGTATCTCGTACACAGCAGCAGATCAGAACTCACGGCGTCGAGGACGAAATCAACTATCAGATGCAGCTCAGGCTGCAAGAGATGGTGCTTGAGTTCGACCGCGCCCTAATCAGCGGCATGAAGCACGTTGGCAGCGCAACCCAGCCGAGAACCGCTGGCGGCATAATCAACGAGATCCTGAACGACGCAACAGCCCTAAAGACCGGATCTATCGGTGGTTTGCAGGCTTCTGACATCGATCTCGGTTGCGAGCAGATCCTTTCCGCTTCCGGCATGATGCCTGACATCCTCGTTTGCGGCCCGAAAGTCGCTGCGAAGATATCGGCGCTCGACAGCTCCGGCGTAGTCGTCCAGAGGGCAGATCAGGCCACTGGCCGCGCAGTGTACGGCTTCAGGTCTGCGATACCGCTCGGCGGATTGCAGAAGATCGTCGTCGTTCCTCAGTTCCCGAAGGATATGGCCCTCATATCGGTCAGCTCCAAGATGGCGAAGAACTGGTTGCAGAGAGTGAAGGACGAAGATGCGACTCAGAAGGGTCAGGATGGCGTAAGCCGCAAGGCAGTTGCCGAGTTGACCTTCAGCTTCAAGAACGTCGCAAAGTGCAACAAGCTGCTTTATGGGATCACGATATAAGACCTAGTCGTTGAGCCTTTAAGATTAACCCTCCAACTCCCCGGAGGGTTTTTCTTGAACACTCAAGGAGGATTGAAATGGCTAAATTCAAATCAATACCGGGCGCATCTATCAAAGGGATTTTACCGAAATTCGGGCCTGATGGAATCTTGGAGATAAACGATCCAGAAGCGATCAAGATTTTGTCTGTCGCGAAGTACGTCGAAAGACTCGACGAGGTAAAGGCTCCAAAGCCGATCGCTCCGGTCGAGGTGAAATCCGCAGAAGTTGAAGAGGTCAAGAAGTCGGTCGCAAAACCAAAGGCCATGAAGGGCGGTAAATAATGGCAAAATTTAAGACAATTTACCCCCTGATGCTCGTCGGTGGACTAAAGCGTATGAGATCCGACGACGCATGCTTGATCGATACGGATGACCCTCTTGAGATCGCTTATCTTAGGGGGCATCCGTATTGCACCGAAATCAAATCATCGGAGGCGAAAAGCGAACCGATGAAGGAGTTAGACGATGGCGCAGCCGACAAAAGAGGAACTGGAAGCGCGAAGGGACGCAATAGACGCGCAGTTGACGAGTCTGAGCAGCCTGCCGAAAAGCTATTCAATCGGAAAGATATCGGTTGATAACGGCGATCTGATCACAACCTTACGCGCAGAACGCGACGCTTTAGAGCGGGCAATTCGCTCGCTTGAAGAGGGCTACAATTCGATGCAAGGCCCGGAGCTTGAGGTCATCTGATGAATTACGAAGCGATTGGATCTCAATTTGAATCGATCTTCGGAGATGTCGCCCCGGGTGACGCCAACGCCTATATCGTAACGACGACAGGCGGAACGGCTAACGCATACGGAGAGATCGAAGGCTCTGCCGAGGTAGAAACTCCGGTCAAGTTGCTGATCGTCGGGCAAAAGAAGAGCTCCAAAGTAACCGGGGCCGGAGATACGACTCCCATCGAAAGCGAATTTATGGCGATGGGCTCGGCGCTTATAAGCTCCGGGGATCGCGTTCGGTTCGACGGCATAGATTACAACGTCGAATCGGTCGAGGTGCTGCTATCAACGCCGCTTGCGATATTCATGAGCGGCATAATGGTCAAAATACATGGGAATTAAAATCACAGCCGCGCAGCTTGGGCCGACGATCACGCGAAAGCTGAAAGAGGTCAATCAAGGGATTTTGCGAGCTGTGACAAATGCCGCCGAGTTCGGAAAAGCGGCTTCGATCAAAAAAACGAGCGATTCAGGCGTAGTTGATAGAGGGCTTTTTAAGAACTCATGGGACGCCAAGACGCTCCGCAATGGGGCTGAAATAAGAAACGACTGTCCATATGCGTCGGTGATTGAGGTCGGATCAAGACCGCATTGGGCTCCGTTTAAAGCAATTTATGAATGGGCAAGGCGAAAGTTTGGAGGCGACGAGGTGGAAACCCGGCGCATCGCAAGGGCTGTTCAGCGCAAAATAGCAAGGTCAGGCACTAAGCCGCATTTTATAGCCAAGAGCCTTTTGCCAGCTATCAAGAAGGAACTCAAAAGGGAATGTGACCGGATAGTCGAACAGGTCGCACGAAAGGGCTGAAATGGCAATCGATGTCCTCGGAGCTATGATCGACACGCTAGCGTCGCATCTCGAGACAAACGTCTCTGGGATCGAGGCGGTCATGAGATCGTGGCCCGATCCAAGAACAAAAATACAATATCCATCGATCTCGATTGTGACATCGAGCCCGGTCGCAAGGCTAAGGGCTCCTGAGCAGATAGACGAATCAGATGGCGATGACGACAGCGTGATCGCTACATATAGAATCGGCAATATGTCGGTCGGAATACAGATCGACGTTTGGACGCGCTCGGCGACACAAAGGGGAGAGTATCAAAACAAGGTCATCGATGCGCTCATGAGTCAGGTCGAAAGCTATTCGGGAAGCTATCCGTCATATCGGAGCAACTCAGGGCTTTATCTGGCAATGAGCAACTATCACAACCTGAAAGCCGGATATTCAATCAAGGGTTTCAGGTGGCAGGATACTGAGGACTCGGGAGCTCGTAGAGAGTTTCGATCCTTAGTCGAGATCGACTCAAGGGCTGATATCGTCGTTCTGAGAACTCAGCCGAAGATGACCAAGATGGCTCTCGATTGGAGAGTTGGAACTCAGACCCTCGAGGATCTGGCTGCATTGCCGGAAGAAGTTCAGATCATTTTTGACGTTTAACAGAAGGTAAAAAGAAAAAAACAAACAGGCTCCCATGATGGGGGCCTTTTTTAATGGAGGAAAACCATGCCTGACATTATGAAAGTTGCAAACATACTCGACGCATATCAAGTCGATGGCGTCTATATCTTGGAGCAAGACCCTCCGGGACAAGTGAAAGGGCGCGGAACTGGCGTTGTCGGCGTGGTCGGCGAATTCGAGCGCGGCCCTGTCAACGAGATCGTCTCGATCGGATCGCCTGCTGAATTCACAAGGATTTTCGGCGGATACGGCGCTGCATCCGGTAACGGATACAACGGCTTCAACATTCTTGCGAACAAGAAGTTCAATCAGCTTCGCGTCGTGAGAGTTGCTTCCAGCACTCAGGCGAAGGCGACCAAGTCTTTCAACGCGGCGGAGACTCCTGTCTTTAAAGTAACCGCGAAATATGTCGGCTTATACGGCAACGACTTTTCGGCTCAGATACTAGCTGCCAGCGATGTCAGCATCACTCAGGGCTTTCGCTGCAAGGTATTCTATAAAGACGAGCTCGTCCTCGATGCCGACAACCTGAACGCAGCGGATCTGGAATTCCCTGAAAATGAATACGTTGACGGAGCGATGGTTGGAACGTCGGTTATAAAGCCTGACGTTGCTTCTGCGACTGCTTTGGCTGGCGGCGTTGACGGAACTCCGGCAGATGCCGATTATACAGGCAGCGGATCTGATAAGGACGGAATCCGTCTTTTCGAGGACGTGAACGATGTCAATATCCTGATCTGCGGAAAGTACAATGCCGCGATCAACGCAGCTCTCGAATCTCATGTCGCTTTGAACGAGGACAAAATCGCCATTATCGCTGGCGCGTATGATGACACGGTTGCCGACGCTGTAGCTGATGTCGTGAGCTACCGACACGACCGCATTGTTTACGTCTATCCGTATCATAAGCAGTGGAGCTTCACGAAGGGCGACTATATCGACGTTCCGGCTTCAGGCGTCATGGCTTCGATCCTTTCGGTTTTCGGCCCTGAGATAGATCCTGCGACGATTGAGTCGGTGAAGTATACGACTTGCATCGCCGGGCTTACGAGCGGCGGAACTGGCTTCACTTGGAATGATTACGTCACGTTGAACAAGGCCGGGATCTCCGCGCTTACATTCAACCCAGCTTACGGCTACCGCTTCAAAAACGGCGTCACGACTGACCTGACCTCCGGCAAAGAGCCGATACTCAGGCGCAGGATGACCGACTTTCTTCAGAACTCCATAGCTGATCGCTTGGTGTTTTGGCAGAACAAGGTCAACAAGCGCGAAAATCATGTCACGATCAAAGGCGAGATCGAGGCTTTTCTGCACGACCTCGGCAAAAAGGGAATCATCCCGACCAAAGCCGACGTTGATGCCGGAACGCTTCCGTTCCTAGTTGATATCGATTCACTCAACGACAATTACACGATCGCAAACGGAGAGTTCAACATTCTGCTCAAGGTCAGGATCTTCAGCTCGATGCGCTACATCGTACTGAAAGCGCAGATCGGGACAGGCGTCGAAGTTCGCGAAGAGCAGTCAGCAGGCTAATCAATAAAAAACTCTAACAGATACGACCGGGCATGATCCCGGCGGGAGGATATGAAAATGCCGACAATTATCGGTAAAGACCTGAAAGTCACCGTCACGAAAGACGGTCAGCCTGTCGCTGTATTCAACGCAAAAAGCGCTGACTTCAACGACGACGCAGAAATAGTCAAAAAGAAATATCTCGGCGAAAAACGTCCGAGAGTTTCCAGAGTTGAAAACGGTCATTCGGGAACGATCACCTATGAAATAGAGGACGGAACCCTCGAGGACTTGCTTCAGGCTCAGATCGAGCTTGCCGATAACAACGAGGAAACCAATGTCTTCGGCGTTCAGATTCAGGAATCTCTTCCTGACGGATCGGTCAAGGCTTATGCCTTTCGCAGGGCTTGCATCAAGATCAGCCGCAGCATGACAGCGGAAGAGTTCACGAAGAAGCTCGATTTCACGGCTGAAGATTACGAACAGATCGCATAATGCGATTTTAACCAGCAGGGGGGAAATATGGATCTCATCATCAAGCAGTTAAAAAGCGGCAAGAAGATCGGCTTTGTGCCGATGACGACACGCATGGAGCAGCTCGCGGCTGAAAAGGTAGGGGATGCCTCCAAGTTCAGCGGGCAGCTTAGATATTTGAATGAGCAGCTCCGCATGACGATCAGGGAGATAGACGGGCAGGCTTGCAATTACGAAGTCCTCGTAGACCTCGATGCATTTTTTACTTATGCCGAAGTCGTAGAGCTCAGAAAGCATCTGAACGACATCAATTTCGGAGGGCAGGAAGAAAGCCCTTTAGAACCGACCGCCTGAAAAAAGGACTCTGGCGTGAAATAGCGTATCTGGCGAGATACGGACATCAGCCGCTTAGCGAAATTATGCAAATGACTGTGACTGAACGCTGGGCGTTGCTCGATGCGGTAGAAGAGATCGTTGCGAAGGAAAAGGGCGTTTCATGAGCACAACTCAATATGACATCCTGACCAATATCAAGATCGGCGATCAAGCTACAAACGCAGCCAGAAATATCACCAACCAGACGACCGGGATGACCGGGTCTATGTTCAAGGCGGTCACAGGTGCAAACCTAGTTGCCAACGCCATCACTAGGGCGTTTTCATCAGCTACAAGGGCGATTTCAAACTTCTCGAAGGAGCTTATTTCGCTCAATCAAGAGTTTGAAGATCAGCGCCTTGCGCTTTCGGCCCTCGTCAACGCGAACTTGAAATATCAGGACGCGACCGGAAAGCAGTTAAGCCCTGCCGAGAATTTAAAGGCATCTGTCGGAGTTGCCGAAGAGCAGCTCAAGCAATTCGTAGATGCGGCAAAGACCGCGCCGGGAACGGCCCGAGATTTCAGCCAGATCGGTCAGTTTATTATCGATCCATATTTAAAGGCTGGCGGGCAGATGGGCGGGGATTTCACCGACATCATCAAAAAGATGCTGATCGCCGGGCAGTTCACAGGGCAGGCGCAGGAAGTGACCGCTCTGGATGCGCAGCAGATGTTGCAGGGCTTGGCAAAAAGCAGGGATCGCCTGCCGAAGTTGCTCGGGCTAGATCCAGAATCAATCAACAAGATGAAGCCGGACGAGAGGCTCAAGGCGATCAGAGACGCTCTAAACAACGTCGTCACTCCCGACACGATGAGGCTTCTCGAAGATTCCTTCACTACGATCAAGGCTACGTTCTATGACCTGATTGACATCATCAAAAGGGTCGCCGGGAATCAGGCGTTTGAATCAGTAAAAACAACCTTGAGAAGCCTGAACGAGTTCCTCGAAAAGAACGAAGCAATTCTGACTTCTGGCATGTCAGGGATGATTGAAATCTTCATGGCAGCAGGATCGGGCTTGCTCGATGTCGTGAAGTATTTTGCAAGCCCTGTCATAAATTTGATTGAATATCTTGGCTCCGGCAGCGAAAGAGCTGAGGATCTGAAGAACAGACTCGGAGGCAGCTTTCAGGCACTCATCGATTCGATAGATCGCTTTTTTGGAGTCCTGCTAGGCAACGCCGAGATGGGCGGAAGGAACTTCGGCGAAGTTCTAAATCAAGTCCTTATAATTTTTGAAACCTTCATCGATTATTTCACGCTGATCGTGACCGCTATAAAAACTCCGTTCGATATCTTTCTCGGATATCTTACGGCAGTTGCTTCGGCATTTTATATGCTGAAATCGGGCGGGCTCTCTTCAATCCCCGAGGCTTTCAAGCTGATGCAGGAAGGTTTCGACGAGACGCATCAGAAGGTCGCAAAAAACGCTTCAAACGCCATCCAACAGATCAGAACAGGGCCGTCCATCCCTAGCCGGATTCCGGGGGCGGAAGGCTCTCAGAGCGGCGTTGCAAAGGGCAAAGGGGCAGTTCCAACTATCACTCAGAACTTCAACGGCGGCATAACGATCAAGCAGGAATTTAAAGACAACGCCGATCCAGACCGCATTGCGTTCAAGGTTCGAGAGGTATTCGACAAGCTGAAAGACAGGCCGCTGACATCGAATAAACGATTCAGCCTAGCGACTTCATAAATGGCACTCATCCAAAACATTCAAAACGTAAAAAGCGCCGCTGATATGGCTTATGATTTTCTGCCCGGCGCAATGTTTGATTTTGTCATTCGGGCGCAAGGTGGCTCTGGTGGCGGATCAGGCGGCAACTGGATGAATAGGCTCGGGGAAGCCCTCGACGCCTTCGGCTCGGCGCAGACGCTTACGCTAAAAGGCGCCGCATCTCCTATCGCAACGATGGATTATGGCGGGGAGACGAAATACAAAAAGACGAACTATCCGGGAAATGATGTCGCCTCCGCGCAGATCATCACGACGAACAATACGCCGCTAAGGATTCACGGCATCCTAAAGGATAACGAGCTGAACGGCTCGACCGCTTCTTATTACAGAGAGCAGATCGAGATATTTAAAAAGACCAAGCGCCCCTTGTCGATTGAATGGGGGCCGATTGCTAAGGATGCAATTATAGAAGATTGCTCGTTTCAGCTACACGCTCACGACGAGATCGAATACGACATAACATTCGAGGTTTTGGCAGATGCCGGAGACGGCGCTTTTGAGCTGGATTATAAAAAGCCGCTTCGTTCGGCTATGAGCTTGATCGGAAAGGTCGCAAACGGCTTTGCAGGCGTGACTTCTGTTTTTAACTCGCTCCCTTTGGGACTCGACAGCAAGGTGCTCGGAAAGATCAGCTCGCCGATGAACAGGGCGACCGGAACCGCGAACAGGGTTTTTAAATTATGACCCCAGAAGAGATACAGGGCAAAATTGCCGAAATGAAATCGATGCGTCAGCACTTGCTAGATGTCACGCAGCAATGCAACGGCGCAGGGATATCAGAGGCGGCTCCGTCCGGGCTTTTTGAAGATGAGCTCGCGGTTGCCATCTGGCTCAAAACGCTCCGGCGGGAATGTTCTAAAAATCACGGCGAGATCCAAGACGCAATTATCAGACTAGAGGCGCAGGCAAAAACAGCGCCGCTTGTCGAACATATCGTCGAAGAGATGGACACGCCGCAGCTCTTGTCGCTGCGATATTACGGAACCCCGCACGAATGGCCGAAGATATTGGCTAAAAACAGAAAGACCACAACGACACTTACAGTCGGTGAGAAACTTGTCATTCCACAATAAAAAAATATGCGCGTATTCTATCCGTGGGCAAAAGTCATTTTATCGGCGATCTACGAGGGCGACGATGAAAAGGTCGTGTCGTCTCCTGTTTATCCGCTAGAGGTCACGGTTGAGTGCAATTCGTATAGAGAAGCAGACACGGCAAAGGTTGTTTGTAATTTTAAAGAGCAGCCGATTGATCCGAGGCTCGTCAGGTCGCTGGCAATTCAGGTGCATATGGACACCAAGTCAAGCGCCGGGGGCGAGACGAACTGCGACGATTCAAATCTCATGTTTGTCGGCTTTGTAGATGTTCCGTCGATGGAGTTCTCAGATGACGGCTCGAAAGTATCTTTTGAAGCGAGGGACTATACCGCGCTTTTGATCGACACTATGATCGGCGACGAAATGATCGACCTTCGCAAGCCTGTCGATCAGATCGTTAAAGCATTGCTCGCGGAAGAGGCGGCTTTTGCCGAGATCGAGGTCGTGCTCAAGGGCATCGAGGAAACCCCGAATCTCTCGGAGTTTAAAAGCGATTGGAATCATAAGGCAGGAACCGAAGAGGGCGAGTCATACTGGGATTTCATAGTCGATCTGGTGCAGCAAGCCGGGCTGATCTGCTATATCGAAAAGGATAAGCTGATCATTACTAAGGCAAAGAACCTGACCCCGGATACTTACGTCGAGCTTTTTCTATACGGAAAGAACCTAAAAAAGCTCAAGATCGAAAGGGATCTCCGCAAGAAAAGGGCTCCCAGCATCGAGGTCAGAAGCTACGACGACAAGCAGAAAAAGACGCTCATCGGCAAATATCCGAAAAAAGATCCCGAGCGCAAAGTCGTATCTGGTGAAGATAAAGTCGATAAACAAGAAAAAATACGCTTCACGGTTTCCAATATAAACGACAAGGCGAGGCTCGATCAGATCGCCGAGGATACATACTGGGCGCTCGTGAGGGAAGAGATGAGCGGCAGCCTCGAGACAGAAGAGGCTCGGACGCTGTTTTCAGGCTCCGATAAGTCGCTGATGACTTTAAGACACGGCGACGCTGTTTTTGTCGGGTTTCATGCCGACAGCAACGGCGTTTTTAACTTTCACAATATGAGCGAGTCGGAGCGGCAGGGGCATCTTAAAAGGATGGGATATCCAGACGATCTGGCCTCTGTTTTTTCCAAGCTGTACGATTCCGACAAAATGTACGGCCCCTATTACGTCAAAAAGGCGGCGCATAAGTTTTCGGTTGAAAGCGGATATAGTTTGAACGTCGATTTCATAAACTTCATCGATGCCGATAAGATCATAAAAGAGGCTCAAAGCTGATGACCCCGAGCAACGCGACAATCGATAAGGTGACTGTTCGGTCGGACAGCTCAGGGGTTGATCTCGATTTAACCCTGCATCCCAGCGGCAAGAAAACAAACGC